TTAGACTATATTAAATATATCCTGAATATATTCGCGTGCCATATTCGTGCCATTGATATTTAATATTCCATCTATTTGTTTAGCGTGTTGAGTTAAATGAATTGGTGAAAGGTGTGCATACCTTCTCACCATTTCAATACTTTCCCATCCGCCCATTTCTTGTAATGCAGATAATGGAACTCCGGATTGAACAAGCCAACTTGCCCACGTATGTCTTAAATCATGAAAACGAAAATCTTCTATTCCCGCTCTCTTTAATCCCGCCTTCCAAGCCTTATTTCCGTCTACTCTCATTTTCCTTATTTCGGGTGTTAATTTACCATCTGGTTTTACTGAAGATGACATGTGAACAAAAACCCAGCGATTATGTTTCCCAATCTGCCCGCGTAAAATTGCACATGCCGTATCGTTCAATGCCACGCCGATCGCTCTTCCTCCTTTCGCATCCTCTGGATGTATCCAGGCAATCTTTTTCTGAATGTCAATTTGCGACCACTCCAGATCAAGAATGTTTGACCGCCGTAACCCGGTTGCCAAGGCAAAGACAACAACCGGTTTAAAATGGTCAGGCATTTCATTAACAAGCCTCCTTGCTTCCTCATGAGTTAGCCACCTGATACGCCTATTTTTTGGCTGCCGAGCTTTCACGTTTGGGGCTGAATCCAACCATTTCCATTCGTTGGCAGCGATCCGGAGTAATGCCCTCATAAAAGCCTGGTGAGAATACCGGGTTGATTGACTAACAGGAGCTGGTTTATATGGGGGAACTGGCTTACCTAGGCGAGTTAACCTGTCCCTTTGGCTCTCCCAGTTATCTCTCAGCTTCCTGTTTGTCATCCCGGCAACCGCTGTTTGAATTTGCTCATTTGTGATGCTGGATAATGGCTTTCCTCTAAATATTGGCAGGAAGAATCCAATCTTAGACTTATCAGCATCCAGCGATTTTTTGTGTCCTTTCTCAATTATCCAGCGTAAGCACGCTTCTTCGAACAGCTTAACCGGAGCCTCCCCGATCTTGTCTGTCCTCCACATATCAGACTTTAGTTTGTCATGGAGTTCTTGAGCTTCCCGCTTGTCCGTTGTGCCAAGGCTTTGTCTAATGCGCTTCCCACCTGACGTAACGAAATCACAGTGCCATACCCCGTACCTTTGTTTGAGTGCCATTCAGTTTTTCCTTCTGTTTGGCCTTCAACTGCATTCACTTGGTGAGTTTGCTGCTGATGCCTGACGTATTCAATACATGACGATTTAAATATGAGAAGTTTTCCCCCTCCATTAATCCCTGACTTTGATGCCGCGATCAGGTTGCTCTTTATTCTGGCTCTCACCGCCCGGGGGCTAAGGTGAAGAAATGCGGCAGCCTGTGGCAAATCGAAAACATCATCATTCATAGCTGGCCTCTTATCTCGTTATCAATCTCATCACCTATTCCACTTGAATTGACCATTCAGAACGCCAATAGCAAAAAGAAGCCAAGCCAGCTTGTAGCCAAGTGGCTTTATCGTTTCGTAGTGGCGCAGGATGATAGGGCGGGTGATGGAGTCTTTGTTTGTGTTAGCCGGCAGAGCGGCGAGGGTGGTTTTAATTTCGTTGTTACAGTTCTTTGCTACTGACTGAAGGGCGTTCCGTTTCTCTTCAGGAGTCACAACTCACCCATTTGGCTTCCGGTAACCTGCGTTATATATAGCCTCTGCCACATCAACAGACTGATAGCTATCAGGCAATGCGGATTGAATATTAACGATGTCAGTAATCGCCGCGTTTTTGCGTGCTAATTCTTCTTCGTCAAGAATCTCATTGCACAAATCAACACACTCATTACAGATATTCACCTCAGGGCCGGTAATGATGCGAACCTCGCTTTCAGGCTTTTTGCAAAATGAGCACGTAACTTCTGGCGGCAATTCTTCGACTTTGAACTTAACGAAATCAAGTTTCATATCTATCATCCGAACATCCCCCTCACAGCTTCATTCTCAATCGTGTAGATAGTTGCTAGCACCGCCCACGCGATGATGACGATAAAGAACCAGGTACCGTCTGATATTTTTCTCTTCATGCTGCTTTACCCCCGGTTAATATTTCCTGCCCAATCGCTTTTAGCTCATCGCGTTTAACAGTCGTGAACATGCAGCGAGGCTTGATGAATGGCCGCCAGATGAACAACAGCGAACCTTTGTTGTTACCGTTGATTGGCTTGCCAGTGTCGGAGCGTAGAAACGATATCCGACCATCAGTAATGAATCGCACCTCATCCACAGATTGCAGAGCCTGGCTAAACCAACCGACAGATGAGTCAGCAGGCACAAGCATCACCACCGTTTGGAGTTGCTGCTTACATTGCTCGGCCGCCTTAGTCACCCAGGGTGAAATATCGGAGTAGGGTGGATTGCACCAGATAGCGCCGTAACTTTCCCATACACTATTAAGTGCATCGCTTTGTTCGGTGATGTATCGGGCGCATAGGGCGCTTTTGTGGCTGGCTGCCGCATCCAGGTAAAACCCAAACTCAATATCTAATGCGGTAAATATGTCGGCAGGTGTCATCCATAAATCTTTCAGGTTGTCAGGCGTGTGGCTCCCGCCAAAATCACTCATGCCGCCATCCCCTTGCGCCGCTCATCAATCTCATAATCATCACGACACCCAGCATCACAGAACAGGCCGCGAGCAATCGGCTGGCGACACTCTGAGGAGTGGCAATGCCCGGTAAACGTCATTGTCGGCTTGCGATTCGCTATTCCAATTTCGATGTTGAGCAATTCAAGTTTTTGAGCTTGGTCGATTTCGTCGCACATTACGCAGCCTCCGCAATATTTGTTGGCTCCCGCCAGCACTTAATCGAATAATTACCGTTAGGCTTTTCAGTGCATTCAGCGCCAAAGAATGAATTACTTATTGCGCCGCTCGGATTGGGGAACTCACCATTTCCACGGCCTTTGATAAATGCATTTAATGCGCGTGTGGCAAATTCAACGCAGCCGGGATCGGGCGCTGTGATGGTTACTCGCATAGGGGATACTCCAGATAGTGAAATCCGTTTCTGTGAGTCCGTTTTTAGGCAATAAAAAACCCCGCATTTAGCGAGGCTCATTGAGGTGGTGTGCTTACTTTCTTTCTGGCGGGGTATATTCCATTTTACCCATCGTTCTACCTACTTCCCTATAGTGCTTCACTCGGTCGCGAAAATACTCACGTAAATGCTCTGGCTGCTGTTCCTCTATCTGAGCAGGGATAACCGGCATGTTGTAGCGTTCTTTGAATGCAACGCCGCTGGCGGCTAAGTCCACAGCCATCTTGTCTTTATCTTCTTGCGGTTTATCAGCGAGATTGTAGCTCATGGCTTCCTCCTATTCGTTTGGAGGATTATAGCGCGGTTATCTATATACTTCGCTGCACATGAGCACAACGTTGGGCTTGCGCTCTTTAATCAGCGTTGATATTTGCTGGCATTCAGATTGAGTAGGGTAGATGTCTTCTGTGACTGGTAGGGCATCACAGGCATCAAAGCCGCATGAGCTTATGAGAAGAACAAAGCCGATTAGCATTATTCCTCCGCTGGTTTGGCTGCTTTCAGTAACTCGCGTAGCTGGCGTTGCCGGTAGTCGATTTTAAGTGTTGTATAATTTTCATTCTCGCGAGCGTCGTCGGTAATTGCCCGATTAGTAGCCCACGCTTTCAGCTCTGCAAGTTGCTCACGCAGTGAAGCACTGTCAGGTACAGCACTCCCAACAAAAGCAAATACCTCTTGATGCTCATTCGCCGTCAACTTTCGGTTTAATTCAAATTCCAGAGAGTCAACCACTGAAAACGAAAACCCTTCTAGCGAACTCAGCATTGCACCATTAATCAGCTCTTTACTCAGCATCTGCATTCCCCTCAATCTGTTTGGTTGCCCACTTTCTTCGGTAATACATATCCATCACCACCTGAAAGCCTAATGCAGTCGGCTTCTCAGATTTATCAGTAATTAACTTCAGATTTTTCGCGATTGTTGTTGCTGTGTGTCCGCAGTGATAGCCAGCGGCTCGTTTAATAACAACTTCAGCAAGAATTGTTCTGAAATCAGTTCTGCCGAAATTAGCCCCAGCAAAAGCATCATTAATAACGGCGTCGGTTATTTTTAAATATTCCTGATATGCGTCATGAGTTGCCATCTGCATTCCCCTCTACCAGCTTGCGGCCCGCACAATCATGATTAATGGATGTTTGACGCAGCTTTATATCTACGGGTAATTCGCTGCGCCCCGTTATTGCCAGTGCAAAATCCTCTGGCGACATTATTGCCGTGATGGTTTTGCCAACACCAAAGCGCAGAACTATTTCAATGCGCTGTTCTTCCCCGCCTATTCTGGATATATCTATTGTCGCCATCACCCACCCTCGACCGTAAAACCGGCGTTTGTTATTTTTACGCTGAATTCAATGCGGGCGGCGTTGTAAATCGCGGCTAGGTCTTTATTACTGAACTCTTCGTCAACGAAAGAACTAGCGCTTCTACGGGGCGGCAACACAACAGGCTTACTCAGCTTCTCGTTTGCCGCTGATAACGCTGCTTCTGCTTTCTCGGCGCGGTGTAGCGTCTCTTTTTGCAATGCTGATAACTCACGCCAACTGTCTTGACACGCTTCAAGTTTGTCCCAATCTGGATTGAAATTAGCCAATTGAGCCATCTGCTCTTTAAGGAATGCGTTACTTTTCTGTACCGCTTCCAGTTGGGCTATCAGTGCACTCAAATCAGAAGCTGAGACTGTTACGTCGGGGCCGATTAATTCGGCTAATGCCACCCTAGTTTTGAGGCGCACAATGATTTGTTCGATGTTATTCATCAGTTGTTACTCCTATGGGCAGCATCGTGGTGAGCCGCCGCAGTAATACGCACGACCATCAAAATTAACCTCTCCCCATTTTCCGCAGCCGCATTCTGCATACTCAACTTCAACCTCTCGGTTTCTGGCGCGGTTCTGGCTGGCTGATGGCTTAACCGTTATGTGTAATCCAGTCCATTCAGATTTAGTCACTATTCGCCGCCTACTGATGTTGAACGTCATGCCAAGCAGCCGCTTAGCTTCACGATTTGATTTCATAACTGTTTCCTCAAATGGGGTTATAGGGTGATTTTGTTTTTCTTGGCCCAATTAACGAATGACTGAGCGCCACCTGTGAATGTCTTGTTCTTGAGCGTCCAGCGTCCGGTTGTCATGTAAAACATCACCGTTCCTACACTGGTCGTGAACTTAAGAGAGCCATTTGATTGCTCAGCTTCCGTGCTGATTCCTGCATCCTTTAGTTGCTGCCGGTTGCGCACTGCACCAGTAAGTTTCCGCTCTTTATCTACTTGCCTGTGCAGGTCGAATACCTCACGCATATCTCCCATGAGAATTCCTTTATTTAGTGGGGTGGGGGATTAGGCTGCCGAAAGCAGTCGCAGGCATTCTTGACGTCGTGCTATCAGCTCTTCCTGAGTCGAGCAGAACGGCGTAGAGCTGGCTGGCATGAACTCTGGCTTGAGTCGGTATATAATCCCTTTAGCTGAAATCTCTTTGGCCTCCCAGCGCTCTTCCGTGAGCAAGTGACGCATGTTAAGCACATACGTCAGGGGGATGTGTACCGATACCGTTTCGAATCCCTCACCCAACCCTTTGTAGAATGAGTCCTTATAATTCAACGTACACCCGCCAGTGGCACCACCAGACAAATAGCGACCGCCACCCACGCTGCCAATTGACCGGTGGAATAAGGTTATATATGCATCTGGATGGGCGCGGAGGCAGGCCAGTATTTGTTCTGGCTGCATGGTGGTTACCTACTAATATGGGGAGTAATCGTCGAACATTGGCGGTTCATTCTGTCCAGTAGATTGACCACTGGATTGCTGCTTCTGACTTTGCCGTCCTTGGCTCTGCGCTCCCTGTGTATCACCTTGCTTGCTGCCGAGCATTTGCATCGTGCCGCCGACATTAACCACCACTTCCGTTGTGTAGCGATCCTGTCCTGATTGGTCTTGCCACTTCCGTGTTTGCAGCGCTCCCTCGATGTAGACCTGAGAACCTTTCCGTAGGTACTCGCCAGCCACTTCTGCCAATTTTCCGAACAACACAATCCGGTGCCACTCAGTTTTTTCCTTTTGCTCGCCCGTAGCTTTATCCCGCCAACTTTCTGATGTTGCGAGGGTGATACTGGCTACTGCACCGCCGTTCGGCATGTAGCGGACTTCAGGGTCTTGGCCCAAATTTCCGACCAAAATTACTTTGTTTACGCCTCTGCTAGCCATTTATGCCGCCTTTTGTGGTTTTAGTTCTGTGCTTCTGTGTCTGAATACTTCAACGCACTTATCCTGATGCTCTTTTGAATTAGCCATTGCATTCCATGCTGGCGTATAGATTCCCTTTAGCTCATTCAGCGACTGGCAGTTGCTCGCCTGTGATTTGAAGTCGGCAAGTATTTGATCTGGAGTTCGGGGGGCTGGCTGATGAATTTCAGCATCAGGGTCGGCTGCCGTCTCTTCTGTTGGGATACAGAACGCCTGAAACGCGGCGTATTTGTATGCTATGGACATTGCTTTGTTCGTGGCCTTGTCCCCGCTATCCATCGCCTCACCAAAGGTCACGACCGTGTGAATACTGCCATCTTCAACGCTGACAAAATCAAACTCAGCCTTAACCACGACATAAAAAAGAACGCCGCCTTTCTGGGTGACCCTTTCCGAAACTGTTCGCTCAGTTATGCGGGGTAAAATAACCAGACCGTTACGCACCAGTGATGGAGACAGAGCGTTATACACAGCGTCAATGCCTCGAAACTGAAAGCCTTGTTGAGCGTTCCGACTGTCCTTGGCGATACCAATCTCTGACAAATCCTTTGCCACGGCTGCAATTGCTTTATAAACAGCGGTCATCACGTGCCTCCTGAATTCTTTGTTGCTGCTGACTTGTGCGCTGATCTGCATTGGCTTCCATCTGTGCCATTTCATCCGTGAATCGCGGATCAGCTATCAGTCGCGTCCATGCAACTGATTCGAGTGCTGTGTAAAATCGCTCGTCCTGCGTCATGCGGCCTCCTGAAGCTCTATTGATACCGATGCATCCATTTGGTAAATACGACGCTTGGCGGCTGCACAGGACAGGTAATTTGCTGCTGAGCGCCTGCTTCCAGCTTTACGGCAGGACTTTGCGCAAACCAACCAGTGGTTATGCCACCACTTAAGTTCCCTCTTGGTCATAGCGGATTCCCCTTTGAGCGTAGAAACTCAACTATCTTGTCCAGCAAGCTCTTGCGTGGCGGGGGAGTGAAGCTTGCTGATGTGAGGCGGTAGGCCGGTGAATGCTGAATTTTTGTCAAATAGTTAGTAGAGCATCCCGATGCGGGATACCCTGCAATGGCGTATTGCATAGGGATACCTTTTGATTAGTAGTGTTTAGTCCACAGCAAAACACCGACAGTTGTCAGTTATTTACTCTGGGGATTGGTGGGGGTGGGGAGGGTTATTGCTTTCCTAGCGTGGCGAAAGTATTTAAATATTCATCTTCGCTTATTTTTTTACGTCGTTCTTCTTCCGACTTCATTGCTTCACCTATCTTAAAGCTGCGATGAGCGATGTCGTTAATCACTTCAACATCATCTATGTTGACTGACTCATACCGTTGAATTACTGACGACATTGCTGCTTTTGCATACTCTTCAATTTCCATACATCACCTCATCTAGTGGTCTTATTGCTGCCACCGGTTAAGTGGCAGGGGTAAGGTCACTGGCGATTAAGCGACGCTTTTGCTGGCTTTTTCATTTTCCCATTTAATTTTTGAAGTGTGAGATTCAGCTAGTAGAGCTAAAACTTTTTCTCGTTTATCGAGAGGCAGGGCAGTAAACAACATATCGATACAGCCAATTATTCCACCGCTACATTCCCCTGTGATGCCATCAGCCCAATACTTAACCTTGGCGCTATAGTTTGCTTTCTTTGTACTTGCCATCAT